TCAAACACATTGTCAGGACAGATTGCGGAAATGGCAAAGCAAGCAGGAGCAACTGGACTTGAAGCATTGGCAGCAAAAGGCACAGGCGGTATGTCAATTCCTATTGTCCAATTGGGCAAAGGATGGTTTGCAAACAAGCAAAAAGAGCAATTTGGTAAAAACGCCGCCGCAAAATATAGCGGTGTAATTGAGGATTAAAAATGGCAGTTAACCTTTCTCCCATCGGTAACGGATTCCAGTTCTTTACCACCACAGGAATCCCTTTAAATGGGGGATATATCTACACTTATCTTGCAGGCACTACAACGCCAACTGCAACATATACAACATCGGCAGGCACAACCGCTAACACTAACCCGATTCAATTGGGAACGGATGGTCGGCCTCCGCAAGAAGTGTGGTTAACAGCAAGCACTAACTACAAATTTGTCCTAACTGATTCCGCGAACAGCGTCATTGCTACATACGACAATCTTTACGGAATTATTGGTACAACATCGGCAGTTAGCGCAGTTCCATCAGGCGGCATTATTATGTGGTCTGGTTCTATTGCTTCAATTCCATCAGGTTACTATCTTTGCGATGGTTCTAACGGAACTCCAAACCTTAAAAATTCGTTTGTTGTAGGCGCTGGAAACACTTATGCGGTTGGAAATACAGGTGGCTTTACATCATCTGTAACAAGCAGCGTTGGTACATATTTGCCCACATATTACGCACTTGCATTCATTCAAAAATCATGACACCAGATTCTTTTGATCCAATAAAGTATGGCGTTTTGTGGGAGCGCGTTCAGTCGTATGAGCGCCGCTTTGATGAAATGTCAAACAAAATTGACAAACTGGAAACGTCAATTGACAAACTTGTTGAAATGGCAAATCAAAGTAAAGGCGGTTTTTGGATGGGCATGATTATTGTTTCTGCCTTGGGTAGTGTGGCTGGTTACTTTTTGCATTTTTTTAGCAAAGGTAATTCGTGAAATGGATAGTCGCCATTGCATTGCTTGTAGTTCCTGCACCTAAATACAAATATGTATGTGTGCGCTGGGCTTGGTATGGTGACGCTTTCAACCGCACGGTTTACTGCCTTGAGTGGAAAAAAGTTGAAATATGATCGACCCAATTACCGCATTTGCCGTGGCTCAATCAGCCATCAAAGGGGTTCAAGCCGCAATTAAGATGGGCAAGGACATCCAAGGCATAAGTGCGGATGTAATGAAGTTTTTTGAGGCCAAGGATATTGTCCAACGGGCAGCATCTAAGCCCAAGATAGGGTTTGCAGGATCAGACACCGCCCAAGCGTTTGAGATCGTTATGCAAGCCAAGCAATTAGACGATGCGGAAAAAGAATTGAATCAATGGATGGTTCTTAATGGTCATGCAGACACTTGGCAGCAACTTTTAATTACGCGAAATGACATTATTCAACAACGCAAAAAACAAGAAATTTTGGACGAAAAACACGCCATTGCTAAGAAAAAAGAAATGGACGAATTTATCAATTGGTTACTTGGCGGTGCAATTGCAATTTTAGTTCTTGGTTTTGTGTTTTGGTGGATAACACTTTTATTGGGGAAATAAATGTTTGACATACTTAGCGGCGGTCTTTTCGGTTCTCTTTTTGGAGGATTGTTTCGTTTAGCGCCCGAGGTTCTTAAGTACCTAGATAAAGGAAATGAACGTTCTCACGAACTGGCAATGTTTACTTTGCAAACAGACTTGGAAAAGATGCGGGGCCAGTTCACAATGGAAGCCAAGTACGTTGACCATTCCACTGCTCAATTAGAGGCTATTCAAGAGGCATTTAAAGAACAAGCGCAAGAGGCGCAGGCTAGTTACCCTTGGGTTTCTGCTTTGTCCGCTTTAGTGCGTCCTATGGTGACTTACGTTTTGTTTGGTATGTATGTGGCTTTTAAGATTACCACCATGATCTATGCAATAAATAGCGGCGCAATTTGGAGCGATGTAATTATTAAAAATTGGACTTCTGACGATTTTGGAATGCTTAATATGATTTTGACATTTTGGTTTGTTGGTCGCGCAATTGAGAAATACCAAAAATGATTGGCGATGCCATCAAGATAGCAAGCGAATCCCTTGTAAAACCTTTTGAAGGCTACGCAAGGCGCTTGCGTGATGGTGGATGCACTGCTTACCCTGATCCTGGAACTAAAGGGGCACCTTGGACGATTGGATGGGGTTGTACCGGCCCTGATATCGTAGAAGGTACGGTTTGGAGCCAAGATCAAGCACAAACCGCTTTAGATAATCATTTGCTTTACTTTGCCACCAACGTTTTAAAGTTGTCGCCCGTACTTGAAAAAACAGACAATAAAAAATTTGCAGCAATTATTTCATTTGCTTACAACTGCGGTATTGGAAATTATCGAGTCTCTACTTTAAAAAAACGCATAGACAAGAAAGATTGGACGGGTGCTGCTGAAGAAATTGTAAAGTGGAATAAAGCCGCAGGCAGGGTATTGCCTGGGCTTACCAAAAGGCGAAAAGCGGAAGCAATCCTTTTGTCTTAAGGTTTAGGGCAATCCTTGGGCACGTTTACTTTGACGTAAACAGGGACGTACATACCGCCTTCGGGGTGTTGTGTCCATCTATCAATGTAAACGTCTGCCATAGTGCTTAAAGATCGTTTTACCGCATCGGCAGGAACGCCAAGCAATGCCGCTATGTGTCGTGCAGTTAAGCCTTCCTCATACTGGATAAGAATGGGCCTGATTCGTTCTGTCATTGCCCTCATTTATCTTGTTCTTTCATGTGCTTGATGGCTTCGATCATGCTGGCAATGTACGTTAGTGCAACAGTGCATTCGTAAATTGCATCATCGTAATGATTGCTCAGCATACATTGGTGTGCTTCCTTGAGCGCGTGTTCTGCATTCATGCAAGGCAGGGCGTAGTCTTTTATTACTTCAATTTTCATGTGTTTTCCTTGTTAGGCCATTGTGTCCAAACGATTGGATTACCAACCAAGTGTTCTTTGTCCATCACCATCTCAACAAATTCAAGTGGCGATACTTGAATAGGCTTCTGCGCTGCCTGTGCCAAGGCTTCTTGGATTGCGGTAATGGCTTCCTCTTGGCGTTCAGTTGAGCCTTGCCATTCCCCAAAATGGACATTTTCAACAAACTCAAGCGCAAGTTTCAATGCTTCACGCTCCTGCGCTGGCTGTGCCAACTTGTCCCGCGCTGCTGTGCGTTTTGATTCGTAGCCTGTCATTTCAGCACCGCCGCAACAATCATCCATAACCCCAGCACAATAGCAGCCAGTGCAATCAATCCTTTAATCTGTTGTCCAAGGAAATCCCAAGTGTCATGTTGTTCCTCGGGTGTTTCGTATGACGTATATGCTTTGTCTGCTTCGTTCATTTGTACTCCTTTAAACGCGCATTTAAACGCTCTATACGGGCTAAGCTTAGTTGGAGACAAGCATCTGCGTATTCGGTGGCGTTCTCTGACTCAAGCCTCTCCAAATGCGCCTGGGCCAAAGAATGGGTAATGACTTCTAAGGGGGTCAAGTCACGCCAATAGTCTTTAAAAAATTTCAGAAATCGCATACCATTCCCTTTCGTTACGATTGGTTTTTGACAAGACTTTGTTGCCGGTTAAACCGATAAGCCCTTCACGTTCCATTTCTGGCAAGCGCTTGCCAATTTGATGCGACTCAAGATTGGTAAAGCGGGAGATTCCATCTTTGCCCAATGGCCCGTAATCTTTTAAGCATTGCAAAATAATTTGTGAATGGTGCTTGGCAAGTTCTTTTGCCGACCCTGCGGCTTGCCAACTGGTTATTGGGTCAGTGTTCCGAGCGCGTGGATGTTCAAAATGGGGCGTCAAAGTCATCATTTGGCAATCCTTTAAATTTTTCTTTAGGTTGTGGTTCATTAAGATATGCCCAGCCTGACCAACCGCCTTCTACCAAGGGGATAACGTCAATCTTGAGCATTTCCCCGTTTTTGGTGTTAATGATTGACCCAATACGCTGGTAACGGTTCTTTTGTTGTCCGTCTTTGTTGGTGTACGTCCCAACTACGCAGGAGATTTCTTTAGTGATAGCCATGATTAATTACTTTCAATGATTGCGTTAAGTTGTTGAATTTGCACGTTTACTTCTGATAAAAAGTTAATGATTTCCCCTTCCATTTCCTTGATAAATGCGTTGTCGCGGTTAACCCGTTTGATAAACAATTGGGCTTTAGCGGGCATCCTGGGGTCAAACACAAAGTAATCGCAATAAGCGCGTCCTGTGCAAGCCATTTGGAATTGCATTTGCGTGTTGTACTTAGAAGGAGATCCGAAGAGCACACGACTGAACTCCAGTCACA